TATGCATAAAAGATTTATAGTTTTTATTGTTTCTTTGTTTATTTTGGGTAAAAGTGATTGATTTTCAATCGCTTAAGTGTAAACAATGGATTGTTTACTTTGTTTCTCATTGTTTACAGCATAACTATTTTGTCACAGAAATATATTCAATATATTCTATTGTAGTATTAGGATTGAGGCTTACAATATCTAATTGCTTACTTTTATAACCAAATAGCCATATAGGCAGTTTGAAAAATAGGAACTTTTTCTTTTTCTTGCTTTCTATAGCTTTTAATGATTCTCTATTGCGTATCTGCATATCTATAATATCTTTATTGATACATCCAGAAACATCTGTATATTTTGATTTGTATTCAAAGCATTTTAGAGTATCTATTATATTGCTGACTGTATCAAGTCTAATAGAATCTCTCAGCATAGCTTTTAGGTTTGTAATAGTCTCTGCATTTACGCTGATTATCTGCTCTAACTGAGAATTCTTAATGTTCAAATCTTTAACCAATTGTGTGTATTCTGATTTATACTTTTTGAGTTCAGATAACTTCAACTCTAATTGATTTGTCTTAGATACATTGAGGCTGTCACGTATTTTGTAATGCTCATTTTCAGTTAATAGTGTTTCTTGGTTGTTAGACAACCTATTGTTTTCCTCAGTTAAATACTGTATTCTGTTGCACATCAAGCAACTCGCTATTATTGCAATGAGTGTTAATATGATTTTTATTTTCATGTGTAAGCTATTTTAGGCTCTTCTGGAGAGCTTTTAATCTTTTCTTTATTATATATCGCTTTAATAGTAAAAGTTCAACCTGGACAAAAGAAAGTATATCCAGACTGAACTTTATAAATAAATTATACTATTTCTATAGTGATTTTCTCACCCTTTCTTTGAGCGTCTTCAATAAGCTTATTGAGCTTATCAGATGTAACTCTTGATTGCGTGAGTTTTCCCACTTCTGTATTTCTGCCTACGAGTATACACCCAGACGAATCAGTTGCATCATTACCTGGATGTATAAGTATACCTTCAAAGTGTGGCACGTTTAATAATCTAGGTAAATTTCTGCCAAATCTAGGCGACCAATTGTAGATGACTTCATATTTGCCATACGGAATTGCAGATTCGCCAGCTACTTTCTTTTCTGGTTTGTCAAACACACCATTTTTGTTAGTATCAACAATTTTGTCTTCGAGTGTCTCACAGAATCTTTCACCATTCACAAATAACAGGCCAATACAATAATTTTTTCTTGGCCACTTTCTAAACAACGTTAAATTCATTAATTACCTCCTTGTGCAATAAGTTCGTATAATAATTTTGCTAAGTCAGAATCGCAGCCACCACCAATAATAAGTTTCTCATCTACAAGCTTCAATAATTCTGCTTTGTCTGTAACGTTGATAATGCTGAATGCGTCTTCATACAACACACCATTGTTATCAGAAACAGAAGCTTTGAGTGAAAATGGCAATTGCTGGTAGCCGCAGTCTTTTTTGACTTCAAGCATTAATGTTTTTTCAATCTTATCAAGGTCAATATTAAGTGTATGGCCATTGGCTTGCCATGCTTCATTTTCATTTATACTGTCAAATGATGCTTCAGGCTCAAATGCAAGCTTACATTTATTGATAACATTTTCAGGTGAATTCCCTTTATCAAAAGAGATAATAAGCCATGGCAAACTGCTTTTGCTAGCCTCGTAATCGTATTTTTTTTTGTGGTCTTCATGTACATACTTATTGTACTCATACTCATTACGTACAAAGTTCAATTTGATTCCATTAAGTTTCATAGTCATTTTTGTTTTGTTAATTCTGTTTGTAACTTGGTTAATATCTCAACACCTTTTTCTGTGGTAGCGCATTGCACTATTTGTTTCACTATTTCTGGAACATCAGCTGCATGCGCTTTTTTCTTTCTACTGTTTTCAACAACAGACCTGCCTTCAATCCATATTACAGCAATCGTACATAAAACAGTGCCAAATGGCAAAAAATAAAAAGGTAAAAAGCTTCCTAACATGTCGAACATCAATGCAAATAGCATTAAACGTACATAGTCACCAATTTTAGTCACTGTACGTCTAAAACCATGAGACTGTAAAGATTCTCCTATAGCTTTTGCAGTAGATGTTCCACTCCAGAAGTCAATAAGATTTGCCATAATCATGAATAACCAGCAAATCAATATAATACATATACGTACTGCTATAAAAAATAACAGCCCGTCTATATTACGTTGTTCAATCAGTTCGAGCATATTTTAGCTTCTATTTTAGATGTTATCATAATTTTAATTTTTATTCGTTTTAATAAATAAAAGGAGAAAGCGCACTACACACCTTCTCCTTCATATTATCTCAATTAGTTACGGCAACGCTCAGTTACTGTAACGCCTTGACTTGCCAAGTTGTATGTCTGTGTTTGCGCAAATTCACGATTTCCGCATCCACATCCACATCCACGACGTCCATTGCGGCCACCACATCCGCAGTCATCATCATAGAATACTTCTCGATTCAACTGGAATAATTGATTACCGAAATTCTGTTTCATGTCACCGACACCTTGAACAGTGGCTGAAATAGCACCATTAGCTGCGTAAAGCTGTTGACCAGCCCAACGTACATCGGGTTCAATACAATTTAATCTGCCCTCCATGCGAGCCATACCAACAGCAAACTGAACTTTTTCGTTGCAGTTTCTTGTCCAGTTATAGACAATAGCGAAAAGAATCAACGCTGCTACAATGACCCACAACGCAGTTGTAGAGCCCCATCCATCACGATGTTCGTTCTCTAGCTCCTTAATAGAAGCATAATCAGAAATAGTCATTTCTGCCATGATTTTAAGTTTTTAGATATCAATAAATAAGGTTAATTATATGTAATGCTAGCAATTACATTCTTTTCTTGTATGCCTTTCTTTATTGAGCTTGCGCTCTTCTATTTTAGGCTTTTTGATATTTATATCCCTGTCTGCTTTATTAGGCTTCAAGATTTTAATTATTTTTTCCATATAAATATAATGCTTTTATTTGATAAATAGTTCGCCTTGAGCTAATATTTAATAAAATTTAACTCTTGCTTGTGACTTCATTGATAATATCAACAAACTCTGATACATATAGAGGATATTTATTAGAAAAAGGAAACTGAGTTGGTACCATTATGCCGTACTGCATTTCAAGCTTTCCTATAAAATTCTCTTGCTTTACTTGGTCTTCAAGTGTCTGCAACTCATAAACATCAGCAGAGACAGACTGAAGTTGTGCATTTTCAGATGATGCATCTTTGATAATTGAATAAGATACATCATAACGAGCATGTGTTGTTGTTTTCTCAGCACTCACGATTGTTGTAACAGATTTTACTTCCATAATTTTAATTTTTAAAGTTGTTATACATTTTTAGCTATTTGTCTCATTATTGTAAGATTATTTTTGTCTCGTATGCTGAATACAATTTTTGTAAAATCATTCAGGTATAATTGCTGTGTCAAGTCATTAATAGAAAAATTCATAGCATTTACATAACCGTTTTCGTATGACAGTTCTCCTAAATCAGTACCGGCTATTTTTACTTTGGCTATGACTTGCACTAACAAATCATTTTTTACAATGTATACGACAGAATAATCAGCATTATCTGTACTAGTATTCATTGTATATTCTTGCATACTTGCATCTTTCTTTATTTCTTTTGCT